CGCCATCATAAAGTTCCTTGATAAAAGGCTCTCCTAAATTCCAAATCTTTGGAAACGATTTTATCATTTACCCCTCCTTCTAAAGAAAGATTTAACTCTCCACTCAAAATGAATCCACCTAGAACGGATATTAGTGTGGTACCAATAATATAGTGGGGTATAGTAAGCAGGGTATTCTCCCTTCTTGGCACAATCTATACAGAGAGTTCTGTTCCACCCAATATACCAAGTTTTGACATTATCCATAGTTCCACACTCTTCGCAGATATGGTACGATACCTCTTCTGCCCAGTGGATATACTTGTATATCATTTCATCTGCACCATCAATATAAAACCGCAACCCACCACATTTCTCTTTAACTGTGTTCACCTCCACCTGAAACTTCATCTTATCACAGTGATTTTGTATCTTAAAGCATAGTTCGTCAATAAGCATTGCCCATCCTGCTCGACACTGGAACCCCCAAACCATTGCAGTTCTACGAACATCACCGTGTCTTTGCTTAAACAGTTTGGGATATTTCTTACACAATATTTTATCTAATTCTATATCCATAATTCTCCTTTTAATATCCGCAATGGTGGTTCTTCGTGGCAGATTTACGCACTGGGCTACTGCGAAATAACACCTTTTGTATTGACAGGCAACCACCACCACGGACAAGTTTCTTACTTAACTATCTGAACCCTTGCACTTGACAACCCCTCAACCGCTTTCTCCAACATCTTAGTTATTGTTTTGCGGTCATCCTTGGTGTCCATATCAATATAGGTGTTAAGTTTTGCAACTGCTTCTACACGGAGTAGGTCTGACTTAATTAAAGCCTGTTCCATTTCTTTCTGTTTAGATATTACAGCTTTTTCTATTTCTAGTTTTTGACCATCTCTTACTTTATTTATCTCTATTTCATATATTCTACTTTTTATTTCTTTTTCATGTTCTAATTTCCAAATTGTTCTTTCCAACTCATCTATCTTAGTGTTCTTGAACATATGTCTATATCCTCCTGTACTTTGTTTGATTTCTTGTTGTTAATAATAGGTTTCATTGGTTCATCATACAAACACCTTGGTTCATCATACAAACACCTTTCTACGTCACTTTCTCTATAGTGGTATTGTGGTCGACTCTGAACGTGCATCTGTTGTAATTGTTGGTTATATGATGCTTGTAGACGTTGCTCTAAAGAACTTTTTGTTAGACTTTGTCCTAAATTGGAATCCGCATTATATGTTGTACCCTCTCTAAACAATGCACTGGTAAATCCCATACTTATCCCTCAAACACTTTAGATTTTATAATACTCTTATTCTTTATCTCCCAATACTTACCCTTTGTTTCTAGTATACCAAACCCGTGATTCCACTTGTTGACAGGTGCATACTCTGGGTGCATATTGCAAAGACAACCACTACTCCAACAGGTCTTTATATCCCCGTTTAAATCTGTTTCGGTGTAAGTGGAAGAACGGTGCCAGTGAGTGACATACGTACAAGCACCTGTCCGAAGGAACACTCCCCTTGCAGGATATGCAGAAGATACAGAGCCAAACTCATCTCCGTGACCTATTGTCAATTTCTGGTATCTCAACAAACTAGTGTGCGGTATTGTCTTCACCTTCAACCGCTCTAGGTCGTATATCTTCTCAAATGATAAAGAGGGTAGTTTAAACAGTATCGGTGCTTTCTGCATAAGGAACCTGCTTAAACGGTGTTCGTGGTTTCCCATCTTCCAGATAGTTGCAGAAGGTTTTATTATCCTACTAATCTCATATATCATCTTCTTAACCATTGCAATTTCCCCGAGAAAATCTCTCTGCGAAGGGTCTTTGTCAAACGTGGACAGGGAATAGCAGTCTGATAAATCTCCAGGGTAGATTATCCCATCACATTTTTCTTTCTTACCAAATGCCACCGCCACCTCAATAGCTTTTAGGTCAAAATAGGGTATGTGCATATCTGGAAGAAGAAGCCATTTATAAGCACCGGTCAGGTTCTCAACCTTAAACGGTGTTTCATCTGGTATTATGGATTTTATCCCTTTGGATATTTCTATCTGCTCTTTGGTTCGTATCTGCACGGCATTTTTCCTAGATTTCTTATTCCCCCGTGCACCTCTTGCCTGTCTTATGCTATCTCTTGCTTGTTCCGCATCTTTAAACAACAACTTGTTATCTGAATACAACATCTTGGCAAGTGTTAAAGATGGTTCGTAAGGATATTTCTTTACCAATTCTCTAGCCATTTCCACTTTTGTTTTCACTATTACCCCCTATTTAAATGTTATTATGAACGTTAAAAAAAATGCAGTTATCCAATAAAAACCCATCCATATATCCTTGTTCCAGAAATACCCTATAGATGCACAGATATTAAGAAACATTAAGACACAAGGGAATATAAACTTATTCACCTTCTTTCTCCTTTTTATCAAGGAACTGCACCCTATCTGCCACCACCTCAAGAACAAAGTGCTTCACCCCGTCTTTCTCGTAAGACCTAGATTGCAACCTACCCTCTACAAATGTTAGACTTCCCTTTTTGAGATATTTAGAACAAAGTTCTCCCTGTTTTCCCCACACATCAACACTCAAAAAACACACTTCCTCTTTCTCTTCACCGCTTTCCGTTTTGTATCTCTTGTTCATTGCCATACCAAATCTACACACTTTATTGCTTTCCCCGATAGTCTTGAGTTCGGGGTCTTTCGTCAGATTTCCTATCAACATCACTTTATTTAAACTAGCCATTTGTTTTCTCCTTTTGTTCTGTGAGTGCCATTATATGTAAGTACCCCGCTATGTCAACCTTATTATCCCTACTAGGTTTATTATATTCCCTTGCTAATTTCTGTGCTATGTTAAACAGTGGCACGTGCCTTGTTTCTAACTTTATCCCAGATATAGCATAGAATATAGCCATAGTTCGTTCCATACACTTAACAGGGTCACCATAGTTGTCTTGTCTTTCCCCATTAACTAACGACAAACTTTCTTCTAGTATTGATTTATTTTCCATTAGTTTTTTCCTCTATAGTAAATTTGTCATCTTTGTTTGGTTTTTCATTTGTCATACAAAAATACTTTTCACCACCTCCAGCACCCATGCCGTCGCAACCACCACAGTTATATTTATCTTGATTGCATTTACGAGAATATGCAGGTTGACAGTTTAACGACATATCACTATCACAACACATTAAATCGCCAAGTATACAACCACATTCATCACCACAAAGTCCATCATATCCATTTTCTTTCAGCCATTCCGATACAATTTCTATTACCGTGTATCCGTGTTTATTCATTATACCTCCCTGTATTCTGCTTTTATAACATCAAATAATCTAGTGAAACAATCGTCAGTATAAATAACATCATAGTACCACTTATCGCCTTCTCCCTTCGCTCTGTGTTCTACGATACTTACAATCTCTTTATTTCCACTCATTGGGTCTAAAACCGACTCACCAACGGCATAACCATAACCGTTAT